CAAGCAAGACCGACACATGAAGTTTATTTTCGTCGGCTTCTGGGCAAACCCCACCTACTCCCTCCCCAAGGACGATCCCGACTATCAGACCTACTGGGACGGCAGCTTGACCGAAGACGAGATCAGGCGAGCCCGCTTCTGCAAACAGGAATACGGCATCACCATCAAACCTGAGCAAATCGCTTGGTGGCGTCGCGAGTCGGAATTCCGCGCAGAGGAGTACATGCTGCGCCACTACCCTTGGCACGAGCGCGAGTGTTTCATCGCGTCCGGCTCAGGGTTCTTTCCAGCACAGCGCACGTTGGAGATCGGCGAGGCGCTTGCGACCGCCGCTCCCTACAAGGGATACAAGTACATTTTCGAGGAAGAATTCTTGGCGAGCCGCATCGAACAGGTGACGGATCGCGAGGAAGCGATGTTGAAGGTGTGGGAGCCGCCCGAGCCCGACGGCATCTACACGATCGGTGTTGATCCGAGCGGCGGCGGAGGAGGCGACTCCGACGATCACGCCATTCAGGTGTTGCGCTGCTACGCCGATCGCGTGGTGCAGGTCGCCGAGTTCCGCTCGAACCGGCCTATGACCTATCAACTCGCGTGGGTCCTGGCGCATCTTGCGGGAGCGTACCGCGACCATCTTGCCAATTTGGAAGTGACCGGCGTCGGGGCCGCGGTGATCCCCGAGGTGCGCAATCTCCGCCAGCTTGCCGAGCGCGGCCTGTTGCAGGGCGAGGCCGGTGCGTCGCGCATTCTCGACATGATTGGTGCGGTGCGGTGGTTTCTCTACAAGCGGCCCGACACGCTGGGCGGAGCCGGCAACGTGATCGCCTGGAAGGCGAACCAAGACAACAAGCGGCAGGTATTCAGCGAGCTACGCGACTCGCTCATGCTCCGCCGGCTGGAAGTCAGGTCCGTCAAGCTGATCGCGCAAATGCAGGCGACGGTGGAAGATGAGGGCTGGCTAGGCGCAGGTCCTGATACCGGCGAGTCCGACGACCTCGTGTCCGCGCTCGTGCTCGCGCATCACGCCTGGATCGAGTGGCGACGGCCGGGACTCGTGGCGCGCGGCCTAACCTGGGACAGCGTGAAGGGTGAGCGACCTCCGCAGGACATGGGCACGATGCTGTCGTTCGCGTTCAGCCAGCACATGCAGGCCATGAACCGCAAGGCACGGGAGCGTCGCGAAAAGTTTTGATTGGGGACGCAGTCAGATGATACACGCTCTGTTGCACTTCCTGATGGTACGCAAGCGCCGCCGCTTGCACCGGCGCTACTTGTTCTGGATGGAATGGGTGAGGCGGCCAGCCATAGGGGGCGGGGCTGTTGGGGAAAGTAGACCGCCTCGCACAGGAAACTGAGGCGACAGCCGAGGGGTTCCACGCGATGCCGATAATTCGCACCTACGCCTGCCCCGACTGCAATCACATGATGGAGGTCGTGCTAACCGCCGACCAGTGGGACGCGGAGCCGCCGGAATGTCCGGCTTGTGCAGCGCACGAGATGCGGCAGGAGTTCAAGCCGGTGGCGATCGGCGGATCGGTCTATGGCCGCGCCCGCGCCCTGGCCGAGGACATCGCCGGCAACGACTATCACGTCGCCGACATGCAGCGAGACAAGTACGCGCTCGCACCGACCGTCCGCTACAAGGACCAGAACGACAAGATCGCGCCGAGCGAGTGGACCGCTGCAAGGCAGACACTCGAAACCGCGATTGCGAACGGCCGGCAGACGCGCCTCAAGCACGGTAGCGGGCTCGACGTGCTGCAAGCGAACTTGAAAAGCGGCGCGGAGCCGGATTTGATCGCGAACTCACGAAAGCGAGCGATCAAGGTGTGGTGATGCTCAGATACCGTTCGAACCGGTGGGGCCTGAAATGCTGGCTTCAATGGTGCGGCGGACACATCAACCATGACGACCGCTCTGTGTTCTGGATGTGCGCGGACTGTGGAAAGGTGATCCGCTAATGTTGCGCATTCCCAACAACGCCGAACGCCTGAACGAGTGGACGAAGGACGTTATCGACGAGTGCATGGCCTCCTCCGAGGAGCGAGGCATGATCTATACCCGTGCGACTCAATATTATTACAGCGGCACCGCTGACGCGCGCGCGGCCATCTACAACAAGATCAAGAATTTCATCGACAAGCTGTCCGGCTTCCTGATGCAGCCGACGGACGTGCGCTTTCAACTCGTGTTCGACACGAGCGAGCCCGAGAACGTGCTCGAACGCGCGCAGCTTATGTCGGAGAAGCTGACAGCAGACTACAAGCAGACGGACTCGGACATCACGTTCTCGGAAGCGGTGACGTGGTCGCTGATCAACGGCGCGTACCTGCTGAAACACACGCCGGATCACGAAGGCTTCCGCTGCGCTCCGGTACATCCGCAGAATTTCGGAGTTCTGGGTGAAACGATCCTGAACCTCGATGAACAGGAGGCGTTCTGTCACGTCTCCTATCCCACGCTGTCGCGACTGCGCTCCATGCTGGACGAGGCGAAGCATCCGCGCACCACGGCGATCATGCAACGGCTTCGCGAGGCGGCAAACTCGACCAAGCGGGACGAGGAGGAACCAAGCTTTTTTCATCAGATGGTTGTCGGCGGGCTCAACCCCGTCGGCAACATGGGAGAACCGTCGGCCGCCGCCGGCATCGTCAACGTGTTTCCGACGCCGACGCCCTGGCGTCCGCAGCGCCGTCTTGGACCGACCGTCAAACACTGCGAGCTATGGATCAAGGACGCGGCGCGCGACGGCGACTACACCACGATCCAAGCCGTGTATGGCGCGGACATGATCATCATCGAGGGCGAGGACACCCGGCGCAATCTGTCCAAGGTCCCCGGCCGACATCCGTTCGTGAAGGTGCAGGCACAGCCGACGCCTGGATATTTCTGGGGCCGCTCGATGATCGCCGACGTGCAGATGTTGCAGGACCTGCTGAACAAGCGGCTGCGCGACATCAAGGTGATGTGGGATCGCAACGTCAACGCACCGCAGACGCTCGCCGGGTTCACGAGCGTTACCGAGGAACAGTATTTCAAGATCATCAACGAGGGCGGATTCCTGAACGACGCGAATCCGAATGCGAAGGCGACCAAGCTGCTTGATCCGCCGCCCGAGCACTACTTGGAGGAGCTAGAGTTCATCTGGAAAATGTTTGACGAAGCTTCCGGGTTCTCGCCGATCATGTCTGGACAGGGCGAGCCCGGTGTGCGGGCTGGCGTTCATGCACAGACCTTGGTTAGAACCAGTTCGCCGCGGTTGATTGACCAAGCGGCTCGAATTGAACGCCAGCTTGCAGAAAGCGGCCACCTTGGAATGCGGATCATGCAGGCGATGGACCCCGCCATCTACGTCACCGACAAGGGTACCGAATTCCTACTCAAGGACCTGCCCGACGGTTATCAGACGCAGGTTGATTCGCATTCGGCGAGCCCCGCATTCGCGGAGGACAACCGGCAGGTCGCCATCGCACTCGCCCGCGCCGGTGCGATCGACAGCGAGGACCTGATCCACATGCTGCATCCGCCCGGTGCGGAACTACTGCTTGCACGACTGCGGCAGCGCCAGAAACAACAGGCGCAGGCCGCTCAACAGGAAAAGCAGGAGGAGATGGTCAGGGACGTTCTTCAACTACCGAACCGCAAGTCCGCTGGACGCAAGCGCAAGTAAGGGTGTAGCTTCTCCGGCCGTCGAGGATGGCAACATGGCGTTTATCGACTCCGGTGAGGGCGCGGAGGGTCAAGGTCCTCCCCCCGGTCCCGAGCTAGGCCCAGGTGGCCCGCAATCACCGCCGCCCATGCAAGGCGGTCCGATACTAGCGGCGCTCGCGAGGCGTTCGCAGTCGCCGGCAGTGTCCGCCCCCGGCCCCGGCGATATGGCTCAGGGGCTGATGATGTTGAAGCAGGCCGTGGACATGATCCACAGCGCACTGCCAAGCTTGGAGGCGGGAAGCCAGCCGCACAAAGACGCGGTCAACGCTTTGAGCCGCCTCACGCGACACTTGCCGCAGGGCGCACCGACCGCTGGCGTCCAACAGACACAACTCGGCGACATGATGCGCCAGACCGCTCGCAACGCACTGCTGCAAAAACTGATGCTGGCGCAGCAACAGGGCGGCAGCAAAGGTGCAGGCGGCGGTGAAGGTGGCCAGGGCGGAGGCACCGGACCGAATCCGTCCGGCACTCCGACCTCGACGCCAAACCCGTCAACACCAATCCCAGGAGCGTAGGAGAACCACATGGCACAGAATCGCAGCTACGATCCTCCGATTACCTATCCGCCCGAGACCCCGCCTCGCACGATCTTGCAGGTTGATACACAAAGCGAGGTGAGCGAGTGGGGCGCGATCCGCCGCGTCGTTCCCAAGCCGGAAGGCGGCGTGCCGTTGCAGCCGAGCATCATCGGTAAGAACAACTCGAACTAAGCGGGGCTGTGATGGCCAAGCGCGAAATTGACGACGAGGAATACAACTACCTCCAAGGTCGCAAGCAGGTCGCTGACTTTGTCGAGAGCATCTACAACGACCCCGCGCTCAGTCGTGAGGCGAAGGCGCTGATCAAGCGCAAGTATCCCACGCTGCAAATCCCCGACTACGACATCGAGGAGAAAGTCACCGCGCGGCTCGACGCCGACAAGAAAGAGCGCGACGACGCGGAGAAGAAACGCAAGCAGGACGCCGAGGACGATCGCATCGCCGGCATTCGCAAGCAGACGCAGGAGTCCTACGGCTTCACCGACGAGGGCATGACCAAGCTTGAGAAGCTGATGGTCGATCGCAACATCGGCGACTACGAAGTAGCGGCGAGCTACATGGCGAGCAAAGAGCCGAAGGCTAGTGATGCTGGCGGCGGTTTCGATGATCACTACTGGAATCACAGCAAGCAGGAAGGCTTCGCCAAAATCTCCGAAGACCCGGAGAAGTGGGCGCGCGGCGAAATTCTCAACGCGATCCGAAAAGACGAGCAGAAGACCAGAGGCGGCAACTTCTGACGTTCCCGAAATGCGGTAGAGGCACACACGCACGGTAGGAGGCGCATGTGCCCATCCTTGGTTCAGGTTTAATCCCCGCTGGGCCTATTGGGCTCGAACTCGAAGCGACAGTGCGCCGCGTCTTCGCGCAGATGGTGGTGGTTCTGATCTATCGACAGAACCCGCTGCTTGCGCTGCTGTTGCGCAACGCTATTCGCGCGTCCGGTGGTGTGTCGCCCTATACGCAGCCCGTGCAAACCGGGCAGTACGTTCAATCGAGTTGGATTGGTCCTGCGGGACAGTTCAACCTGCCGACGGACGTGGCAGCGACCGTCAACGCCGAGTTTAACATGTGTGCGTTGGCGACTCCTGTCTCCTCGTTGGGTCTTGAGCAACTTGTGACACAGGACGCGATTGCGGTCGCTAGTCGCCTGATGCTCAAACTCAACGACCTCAAGAATTCCGCGCTGGCTTCCCTCTCCGCCGCTTTGTTCGGACCAGCGGTCGCGAACGTCTTGCAGATGTTCTCGCTCCGCGACGCCTACGGCGCGACTGGCGTCTACGGCGGCCTCGATCGGGCAACCTTCCCGACCTGGGCGGGACTGAACATTGCGGCGGCCGGGGCGGTGCTCACGCGCGCTACCTTCATCCCGACGCTGTTGAAAGCGGTGAAGCGATCCGGCGGCGAGGCGTTGGACTTCGTCGTCATGAGCGTCGAGGATTGGACAACGCTGCTGACCGACTTCATGACCGTCGAGCGATACAACAATGACCCAAGCACACGATGGGGCAAGGACGATCCCGTCAATTCCGGGTTTAGAGGACTGTTGCTTGGCGATACGCCAATCTTCTTCGACCTCTCATGTCCTGTCGGAACTGCTTTTGGGTTCAACAGTCGTTACATCACCATGGTTATCCATGAGGATGCAAATTTCGCTTGGACTGGCTGGTACTCAACCATCCCACAAGGACAGATCGCCAGCGTCGGACTCTCGCTGACCGCGATCAACCTTGTGTGCAGCAAGCCGAGCACCGGCGTTATCATCGACGGCATCACAGGTGGCGCTACTGGCTTCCCGGCCGCTCCGCCTCCTCCATGAGGTGACAAATGACGGCGTGCTTTCCGTGCGCGTGTCCGCCGTTCTCGCATCCGGTGCCACGTCGGTTGAACGCATGTCCGCCGGTGGCACTGCCGGCGGCGTGGCCGCGCTACGTGATCCCGTGTTCGCATCTTCTTGACGCGCCATACTCGCTATCGCTGAACCCCGGCTATCCGTTCCCGCGCCAGCCTCGCCCATTCGAGAGCGAGACGCGAGCCGGTGGCACTGGGTTGATTTGGGGACCGTCGCGGCAACCGTGCTCTCCGTGCTCGCCGCCAGCAACATGGCCTTGGAGACGGTGATGGCTAACGGAGTCGATCCCACAGCACTCCTACCTCCCGCGACAGGCGTCGTCGGTGCCGGCGGTGCGAGTGGGACGAGCCTGCCGGTCACTGGCGTGTCCGGCAAAATTCAAATGGGGATGACGGTAAGCGGTCCAGGCGTTCCAGCCGGGACGACGATCCTCGCACAAACCGCCGGCACAACGCCCGGAGGCGCGGGAACCTACCGCACCAGCGTAGCAACGACCTCCGCCGCTCTGGACGCCCTGACGTTCACGGCCGGTCCCTCGCTCGCGTTCTTCCCGGCGTTCGCGCCGATCGTCCCCCCGCCCCCGATAGGCGCGGACAAGGCAGTCCCCAACTTCCCTCCGCCTACTCCGCCGCCTATCGGCAGCGTTCCGATCGGCGACCTCGTCGGACCCGTCGTCGCGGCGGCCGGCGTGCCGCCATCTGTCGCCGGCTTCGCACAGCCGCAGTACAAGACTGGCAGCGCGACCTCGCCGACAGCGGCGTCGTGGTTCCCGCAGTTCACCACGATATTCCCGAACCCGACCATCGTGTTCACGAACACGCTGATGATCGGGGCGGCGGTGCCGCCGCAGACAGCTTCTACCCAGAACATTCAGGTCGATGGCTGGGGTCCGAGCGTACCGCCAGGAGCGCCGACCGCGCCCGGTGGTGATGGCCGCTTCCCGCGCGTGCTTGAGGACGAGACAACCTGGGAAGCCTGGGTATGGCTGTCTGCTAACCCGAACGATCCCCGAGCGCCGGATGTGCGCGCGCAACTGGGGGCGTAAATGGGATTCGATCCTGACAAGTTTTTGCGAGAGCGCGGCGGACCTAAGCCGAAGGACGAGCCTAAGCCGAAACCGCAGCCCGAGCCCGATCCCGAGGAGGAAGACGAGCCCGAGCCGAGGTCTTCGAAAGCCAAGACCAAGACACGCCGGAAGTAGCGGTGTAGGTTCGAGCCATGCTCGCCACCTACATCAACGAGACACAGAACCTGCTGAACGACGCGCAGGGGCAGTTCTTCTCGATCCCGACAATGACGACCTTCGTTAACCGCGCGCGGCGGAGGATCGCGGCTGCGTCCGGCTGTCTGCGCGTGATGCCTCCGGGTACCATCACCAACAAGAATCAGGAAATCTATCCGTTCTCGAACTGGCAATCGCTCGTGCAGGAACAGATGCCGGGAGTGCAGAGCATTCTATTCTGCCGCTCGCTGTCGATGGCGATCGGTGTCGGTGGTTGGAAACCAATGTGGCGGCGCTTGCCGTTCACCGACTTTCAAGCGCGCTTCCGAATCTACAACGGGACCTTCTACGGAGTTCTGAGCGAGCCGGGATGGTGGTCGCAGTTCGGCTCCGGGCCGCTCGGTAAAATCTACATCGCGCCGATCCCGTCACAGTCCATGCCAATGGACGTGGACTTGACCTGCGTGCCAATGCCGTTGCTCACCGACGACGATCCCGAACCGATTCCCTATCCGTGGACGGACGCGGTCGCGTACTGGGCGGCGACGCTGTGCCTCATGCAGCAACAGCGGCGTGAGGACGCGCAAGCGATGGCGCTGCTGTTCAACAGCGAGCTACCAATGTGCGCCGCTGTGGTGTGCCCGCAGATGATCCAATCGCCCTACGGTGCGACGCTTCGATCAGCGTAAAGTGTATTCCTTTACACCTTGGAAATTTTGGGGAAGAAATGCGCGATTCCGAAGTTTGCCTGCATTGTGGCCAGCAGGTTAGACGGCTGATCGTGGGCGGCACGGTGCGGCAGCGCATCGTTGATGTGATCGCGAGTCGTCCCGACGGTATCGACCGCGAAAGCCTGATCCGCATAGTCTACGCCTGCGATCCCAACGGCGGGCCTGACACACCGAACACTGTGTCAGTCATCGTCCATCACGCTAATCGTGTGCTGCGCCAGCAGGGTTACGAGATCACATCCGCCAAGGGACGCGGCGCGCGCTATCGCTTGGTGCAGACCAAGCCTGTTGCGGAGGTCCGTAAGCGGTACCGCCGCTTTGCACATGGGGTGTGGTGATGCCGATCCAGAGCGACAACCCTCCCGGCATTGCCACGCTCGACCAGTGGAAGGGGATCAACCAGCAAACCCGGCGCGGCTCGATTGATGATCAGGAGCTATGGTGGCAGGAGAACCTGTATGCGATAGCGCCGGGATCGCTGCGCTCGTGCTGGGGTCCGTCCGCTCCGATCTACACCGCGCCCGCGGGCACCATCATCCTGCGCATCTTCTTCGGGTTCTACGGTCGCGTCTCGGGCGAATTCCAGCCGCCGCCGCCGGGGCGCTCAGGCTTCATGTTCCTGTCTGACGGCAACGTAGACGAGGTCGATCTCGACACGCACGAGGTCGTTCGGATCGGACAAGTCTGGCAACCCGTCGAACCGTACTACTTCGCCTCGATGAAGGTGTGGCGTCCCACATGGGTCGGGGCGGTGCAGGGGCAGGCCGGCGGAATCCTGATCGGCTCGCCGAAGGGACTGTATGCGTGGGACGGCTCCACGCTGTCATCGCCCGGTGATCCCGCGCCCGAGTGGCTGACCAACGAGGTCCCCGGCGTCGATCCGATCTCGCCCATGCCGATCGGACTGCCCGGTATCTTCACCATGGAGGTCTATCAGGAGCGGCTGTGGGTCGCCGGCAAGAACGTGATCAGTTTTTCCGCGCCTACGAATGGCGCGAACTTCTCGACCACGCTCGGGGGCGGTTCGTTCGGCTACTACGGCGATCGGCTCACCTACTCGTACATGGACCTCGCCGCTAACGCCGGGTACCTCTACATTTTCGGCGATAGCTCGACCGACATTATCAGCAACGTGCAGTTTTCCGGCACCGGCACGCCGACGAACCCGTTCACCACAAATTTCACCTACGCGAATCTCGATCCGCAGGTCGGGCACGGATTCCCGCGTCCAGCCGGCCGCTGGGGCCGATACTTCGCAATCTGCAACGGTGATCCGCGCAACGCTGGCGACACCGATCCCGAGGCGTTTCGCGGCGGCATCTACCTGATGACCGGCGGCGACGCACAGATGATCG